ATCGGCAAACTATAACAGACTTCAAACATTCAAGTCTTTCTTAGAGGAGCATGTATTTCCAGCAGGAGTCAGTGTAATATACGGAGTGAAGTGAAATGTTTAAACAAATGGTGATGTTTGCGGCTTCTTTGGCTTCCAGAGGCATTTCTTCCAAAAAAATAGACGAACCCACAAAACAACTGAGAGTTTTGTCTTGCTATGGTCACGGAGAGATTCCAGCATGTCCCAACCTTCAACTCAGCAAAAATAAAAAGAATCATTACTGTGGTAAGTGTGGCTGTGGGGATCATAGACATACTTGGTTGATTAAGGATTCAGAGTCCTATTCCAAGTTAGACTATCCAAAACTCAATTGTCCTTTAAAAATGCCTGGATTCACAAATTATGATCCAAATTTTTATGACAAGGACTCCAAGGAAAGAAAGCAACAAATAGAAGATTTTGACCCAAACAATCTGCAATTCATACAGGTTACGGTAGGTTCAAATCCCTTGCAGGAGAAAATCAACGATCAATTGAATAAAATGATTGAAGATTCATAAATATTTTTAAGATGCCTATTTCAACCCGCCAAGAATTCATTGACTACACGCTACGAACTTTGGGTGCTCCGGTAGTTCAGATCAACGTCGATCCACAACAAGTGGAAGACAGACTGGACGAATCCTTAAAATTTATGGAAGAAAGGCACTTTGATTTCAACCAAAGAGCCCTCTTTGCCTATCAAGTTCAACCCCAAGACATAGCTCAAAATTACTTTGATGTCAGTACATTTGGTCCTGCTCTTGGTGCCCAGATCCGAACTGATAGTAGCGGACTGACATCTTACTTCCCAACCGGACAAGACATCGTATCTATTTCAAAGGTCTATACAGCTGACAATCAAGTCGGAGACTATATGTTCGACTTGAGATACCAGATGACCCTGTTTGACTTCTTCGGCCTTTACTTCAATCAATCGGGTTATCCACAAGCACCCATGGCTTCTTACATGGAAGCCATGTCCTATGTCAAGTTGATCAATGACGTGTTCAACTACCCCATGTCATATACATATACCAAGACTACGCAAAGATTGTTCTTGGATTGTGACTACAGCAATCTAAGAAACAAAAATTATCTTTTAGTTGAGGCATATGTCAAGATTGATTCTGATAAATTCAATCGCGTTTGGGAAGACAGAATCTTCAAGAAACACTTTGCAGCCTTGTTGAAAAAACAATGGGCTCAAAACTTGATGAAATTTACAGGCATGCCTCTTCCCGGTGGTGCATCCTTGAATGCCCCAGCCATCATGCAGGAAGCAATGAAGGAAATTGCAGAAGTAGAAAATGAGTTGTTGAGAAACTACGAACTTCCCGTCGATCCGCTTATTGGATAAAAATGGCAATTAATCCCTATATCAATTTAACTTCATATACACCTGAACAGAATCTTGTTGAGGATGTGACTGTTGAATTGATACAGGGCATGGGGCAGGATTGCCTTTATGTCCCACGCAAGGCATTGAATATCGACAGAGTATTTGGCGAGGATCCTTCATCATTCTTTGAAAAAGCATACACAATTGAAATGTATATTCAATCTTTCAAAGGATTCGATGGAACTGATATCGTTACTCAATTTGGAATTGAAATCAAGGATAAAGTTTCTCTGTTGATGGCTCGGCGTAGATTCAAGCAACAGGTTACTGACGTAGATCCAACCATAACCAGACCCCGCGAAGGAGACTTGATTTACTTTCCACTCTCAAAGTCTTTGTTTGAAATTAACTTTGTGGAACACGAAAATCCTTTGTATCCATTAGGCAAGTTGTATTCATACCAGATAACCGCAGAACTCTTCACATACAGTTACGAAAAGATCACCACACCAAGTCCTGCAGTGAATTCTCCATATACGAGCACATTTGGTTTCTCTGGTGGCACCATGATTCCCAAGAACAATATTCTTGGAACTACGGCTGGAATTAACGATATTTTGGATACGGAGGCGGATCTTTACAGTTTTGATGCAAACAATCCTGGGAGCAACTGTGGATCATAAGGAATAAACAATGTTTGGATATTACTATAACAAAAGTCTAAGAAAGTTGGTGGTGGGATTCGGAACATTGTTCAACAACATCTATGTTTCCCATGACAATGCCGAAGGAGCAAACACTACTTTAAGAGTTCCGATTACTTATGCTTCTCAGGAAAAATTTATCCAAAGGCTATTGAATCCTTCTTCTATAACAGAAGGAACAAGAATTGAAAACCAATTGCCAAGATTGAGTTATCACATCAACAGCATTGTTCCAGATCCATCTCGCCGCCGTGCAAGATTTTCTGCATCAACCAAATTCAATACAAATTGCCAAAACCCTGCAAATGAAATTGCCAACGAACAGCCAGTGAATGTTGGCATCAATTTGTTCATTTATACTCGCCATATCGATGACATGTTGCAAATTATAGAACAGATAATGCCGTTTTTTGTCCCTGATCACATTATTAAACTGACATTGACTGATGGGGGAGATCCCACAAATATTCCAATTGTTATGATCTCCAACAATATCACTGATAAATATGATGGTGACTTTAACAATAGAAGACTTCACATTGCATCCTTTAATTTTGTTGCGAAATCTTATATATTCGGTGGAGTCACGACTACTACTGCAATACAGAATATTGAAGTAGATCTTGAATCATAAAGATGAATATCAATAAAAATCTTGCAAAACTATTTGACGTTCCAACAGGAAATGAAAATTCAATAACAAAACCAACCAGCAGTGGTGGTACGTTTGATGTTGTAAATTTTCAAAAAGATTATGCTTTTGTCCAAGACAATCTCAAGGGATTGATTGGTAATGGAAATGTAGCCTTAGAAAGTGCATTGAAAGTCGCTACGGAATCTGACAGCCCCAGAGCCTTGGAAGTTGTTGCAATTCTTCTCAAGACAATGGCAGACCTAAACAACAATGTCTTGGATGTACACAAGAAGGCAAAAGACACCACTGGTACAAAGGTGGAAGTGAAGCAAACTAATAATTCGGTATTTGTTGGATCGACCAAGGATCTTCAAAACCTCATTAACAAGGAACGAAGCACCGATAAAAATATTGTGGATGCCGAGGTAGTGAATGAACAAAAAGAATGAACTTGGATATCGAAACAATCCAAATCTCAAACTTCCCGGTGTGGAAATGCAATACACACGGGAGGAGTTTGAGGAGTATGTCAAGTGTGCCAATGATCCTGTGTATTTCTGTGAAAAATACATCAAGGTAAAAACCCTAGACAAAGGTATTGTTCCATTCAAACTTTATCCGTACCAGAAGAAGTTCATAGAAGAACTACACAAAAATAGATTTGTCATTTCCAAATGGCCTCGTCAGTGTGGTAAATCAACCTGTGTAACAAGTTACATCTGCCACTATGTGACATTTACGCAAAGCGTGAACGTTGCAATTCTTGCCAACCGTTTGAAGACGGCCAAGGAAGAATTGTTCTCCAAACTTCAACTTGCCTATGAAAATTTACCACATTTCCTGCAACAGGGAGTTGTAGAATGGAATAAGACGAGTTTTAAATTGGAAAACGGTTCTAGGGTCATGTGTGACGCAACATCGTCTACAGCGATCCGTGGCGGCTCCTATAACCTGTTGCTGCTTGACGAGTACGCCTTCTTGCCAAGCCATGTTGCAGAAGAATTCTATACATCCACATACCCAACCATTTCGGCAGGTACAACGACCAAACTTATCATAGTTTCCACTCCAAATGGAATGAATCACTTTCATAAACTTTGGGTTGATGCAAACCGTGTTCAAGGACACAAACTAAAGAATAAATTTATTCCGGTTGAAGTTAATTGGCAAGAGACACCAATAAGTCCAGGAAGTCCTAACCTCAGAAATGATGAATGGGCAGCAGAACAGATTGCCAACACAAGCCCAGAACAATTTGAGCAGGAATATGGTTGCAGTTTCTTGGGATCATCGAACACATTGATATCCACCAGCAAACTGAATGTCTTGGCTCCAGAAGAGTTTTTGGAAGAGGACAAAGAAGGTTTGCGAATTTTTGAGCAACCCGACAAGGAAAAAATATATTTCTTACAGGCTGACGTATCGCGTGGACAGGGCTCGGACTATTCCTGTTTTACCGTGATTGATGGAACCTCTGCTCCCTACAAAGTTGTTGCAACATTCCGAAACAACACAATCAGTCCATTCAATTTCCCCACAGTGATCAAAAAGACATGTGAACGATACAACAATGCCTATGCGTTGATTGAAACCAATGACATTGGTGGGCAAGTATCTTCAATTTTGTATAATGATTTGCAATATGAAAATGTTCTCATGACACGCATGATGGGTCGCAAGGGGCAAATATTGTCTCAGGGATTTGCCTCTAGCAAGAGTGAAATGGGCTTGAGAACAACCACACAGACAAAAAAATTGGGTTGTGCCATTCTAAAACGTCTGGTAGAAGAAGATAAAATTTTATTGAATGATGAGAGAATTATTGCTGAACTTTTCACCTTTGTATCGAAAGCAAACACATACAAAGCCGAAGAGGGTCACTACGATGACTTGGTGATGTCGTTGGTATTCTTTGCTTGGCTCTCTAGGCAAGACTATTTTGCTGATTTAATTGAGAGTGCAAAATTTAATTATGAAGAAGCACAGAAACCCGAAGATGACAATGTTCTGTTCATGATGGATAATAATCAAAATTTGGATGACAGAGACCCATTTTCACAAGGAGGAGTCGTCTGGTATCCCGCATAAAATTCTAAATATTTGATATAAAGGGACCAAGATGACATCACTCAGCTCGTTTATTAGCTCAAATCAATACAACAGGGAAGTTTTATCCGTTCCGTTTGTTGCCGCAATGCGCACGGGAACGGGATATAGAGATCCGGTATTTTCAGGAACACGGGGCACAAACGTCGATCCGGGTGGTCTTTTTGGTTGGTTGGTGTATGCAAGAGGAAAAAGTTGGGGAAGCAATCTTCCAGCAAAAGGAACTTCTGCTGCCGAATACATCTCCTATACAAATCCTTCAGATCTCGTCCAAGATTTGAATAGACTAGGTGGGGTCACTGCATGTTTGCTTTCAACATCAGATGCTGGTGAAACCTACTCTTTCTTTATTTCAAATCCTGGTGATACCGTAACAGCAAATACAATCGGTACACAATTTTTACATGCCATAAATCATCTTGCTTATGGCGGTACACTTGTTCTTGCTGGTCAGGTTGCGGGATTTAACAAATATCTACAAGACAACACAAGTTCTTACTTTGATGTTGTCATCGATCCAGAATTGGATTCAACGGTAATTTCTTGGTTAAAGACTCAACAATATACTACGGGTATTTTCCCATCGATACAAGATGAAACGGGTGTAACTGGAGCAGGTTACACGATGGGTTCTTTTGGCAGTGATGCCGTTGGAATGAGTCAGGGTATGAAATTCTTTACCGTGTGTGGATTAAAAACTGTAATTGGTTTGGATGTAAGTTTACTACAAGCAAACTCTACAATCACATACACCATTCCAGCAGTGGCAGATGTCGGTGGATTCTTCGCAAGAGCCAAAAATCGAAATGAATTGTACTTGACTGTTGCTGGTTTGGATAGATCCACGGTGATTAATGGTGATATAGTTAATCCAATCGAATGGTCTAATACACTCAAAAATTCGTTGAGAACAAACAAAGTTAACTTCTTCATTAATTATGTTCCAAAATTCCTTGGTTCAGATCTTGTTGGTGGAACTGCTGCAACCTCAGCAATCACAGTGAACGATAGAATTGGTCCTGCTAGGTTGCAAGCCGCCATCACACAAGCAATCAACAACATTGCCTTCAAGTACATATTTGATATCAACAATGAGGTCACCCGCAGTCAGGTCACAAGCGAAGTTCAAACTGCCATGGATCCATTTGCTCCATATTTGGATACGTCCAAGACACAAATTATATGCAATTCAGAAAACAATGAAGAAAATTCAAGCACACTGAAAGTAGATGTCGTTGCCAAACCAATCCTTGGAACAGATTCATTTGTAATTAACTTCACATACACACAATAATGGCAAATACGATCTCGGATTTCAAGAATGGGTTCAATGGAGGCACCAGAGTCAATAGATTCGTTGTGTTTCCACAATGGCCTGCGGGTCTTGCTCCTCCACAAACCGATTCTTCATTCAAGATCATTTCCGCATCTTTGCCAGCAGTTACAGTAAATACAATAAGCGTTCCATATCGTGGTCGTTTGGTCAACTTTGCTGGTGATCGACAATACAGCCCGTGGACAGTTGGAGTCTACGATGACAACAACACACAAAATTTGTGGAGAGCATTCCAAACATGGAAAGAACGATTGGATGGTCACTGGAATCACAAAGTTTACAATAATGATTTTGCATATCGTTTTTTGCAAACCACATGGAGAATCCAGCAACTTGACGTGAACAACAATCAAGTTTTGAGGCAAATTTATCTCTACAAATGTTGGCCAAGCGTCATTGGTGAAATTGGCTTGAACATGGGAGAAAATAACTTTGTATCTTTCTCTGTTTCATTGACATTCGACCACATCAAGATAGATGGGATGGCATAAAGATGTTGAATGAATTCAAGACAAACTTCTTTGGTGGCACAAGATCCAACAGATTTTTGATTGAGGGTGTTATCCCAGCAACCAGCCAAGGTGCACGATTCACCCCATTTCATGTTCGTTCTACCATTATGCCACAGGTGATGTCAACAACCTTGACATATGACTACTTTGGTCGAAAATTTCATTATCCCGGTGAAAAACAATATTCAACATGGGTGTTCACCGTTCTTGACGATACTGGAGACAAAAATCTCTGGAGATATTTTCAAGAGTGGCAAAACAGAATAAACAACAACAATACCAACGTTTCGGCTCTGATAAATCAAAGCACATCCTACAAAGCATCAAACTGGAACATCAAACACCTTGACATCAATGGTGATCAAGTTCTCAAAACTTTCATTCTTCATGGTTGTTGGCCAGCACAAGTTGGTCAAGTGAGCCTAAATATGACGACGCCCAACACTTTCAGCACATTTCAGGTCATGATTGTTTTTGATCAGATGGAACTCAGAAGTTACAACACAAACATAACAACTAGGTGATAAATCATGGAAATAGAATTATTCGGATTTGAATTTGGCAAGAAGAGAACAGCAAAGGAGGAAAGACAGGAAAAAACACTCCAGTCTTTCACCGCTCCTGAAATTTACGATGGAACCGTAACCGTAGAGGCTGGCGGGTTCTTCGGAACTGCTCTTGATTATGCTGCCACGATGCGCGACGAAAGCGCATCCGTGGTTCAATACCGAAACATGTCCATCTATCCCGAAGTTGACAACGCTGTTGACGAAATTGTCAATGCTTCTATTGTCCCCGGAACAGATCAAAAACCAGTAAAACTAGATCTTTCAGGATTGCCTGTATCTGACGTAATCAAGAACAAGATTTACAGAGAATTTGAAAGAGTTCTTCATCTCTTGGATTTCAACAACAAGTCTTATGAAGTTTTCCGTCGTTGGTATATAGACTCAAAAATTTATTATAACTTGGTAATCGACAAGGATATGCCAACCGAAGGCATCAAGGAAGTCATTCCAGTTGATCCTCTGAAGATCAAGAAGATTCGCAAGGTAAAGAAAGAAATGGAACGAGTCGAAGGACAGTCCATTTCACTCATCAAGGACATCGAAGAATATTATCTTTACACCAATACGGACAAGGAATCATTCTTGATGACTGGTCCAGGTGGCTTGCAGTTGTCTTTGGACAGCATCGTATATGTTCCATCGGGCATCGTTGATCTAAACACCAAACGTGTTCTTGGATATCTTCACAAGGCCATCCGCCCCTTGAACATGTTGAGACAACTAGAAGATGCTCTTCTAGTTTACCGCATTGCACGCGCACCCGAGAGAAGGGTGTTCTATGTCGATGTAGGTCAGTTGCCAAAGCAAAAGGCCGAGCAATACATGCGTGACATGATGAGCCGTTTCCGCAACCGTGTCATCTACAATCAAGCAACAGGCGAAGTTCGCGACGAAAGAAACCACCTCTCAGTTCTTGAGGACTACTGGTTGCCACGACGTGAAGGTTCACGGGGAACCGAAATCTCAACCCTTCCCGGTGGTCAGGCCATGTCCCAGATCGAAGACGTTGATTACTTCAAGAAGAAACTCTACAACTCCTTGAACGTTCCCGTCAGTCGTTTGGCATCCGAGTCAACCGGATTCAACATGGGTCGCTCTGTCGAAATCACCAGAGAAGAAGTAAAGTTCTACAAGTTCATCGAACGTCTTCGTCATCATTTCACCAAGTTGTTCTCCGACATGTTGAGAGTACAACTTCTTCTCAAAGGCATCATGACAGATGATGACTGGAGAGAACTCAAGGGTGACGTTCGTTATGTCTTCAACACTGACAATTATTTCTGGGATCTGAAGGAAGCCGAGATTCTTGCCGAAAGACTCAAGATGCTTTCCTTCGTTGATCCCTACATCGGAAAATATTTCTCCACTGACTATGTTCGCAAGAATATTCTACGTCAGGGTGAGGAAGAACGCCGTGCAATGGACAAAGAAATGGAAGTTGACCGAGCCAGAATGCAGCAAGAACAATTGGCTATGATGGCCCAACAACAGGCTCAGATGGCCCAAGAACAATCACCTGAAGGACAGCAATGAATATTTCAAGAACACTACTCAAAAACGGCATTAAGGAAATGATCTCTGAAAATGAGGAATATTTCAAGCAAAACATTGAACAGGCCCTTGCCGTCAAGTTGAATGATTCAATCTTTGCAGTTCGTCAAGAAGTTGCCAACCGTCTGTTTGAAGAAGATACCAACACA